GTCTGGGAGTAGCCTCTGCGGTTGTAACGTCAAGAGTCTTGACAATATTTCCTATTTTTTTATACGTATCTTTGAAATCGTCATTCATTTGTCAACTCCTTAATCCAAATAACCGTCTTCTTTTAGTCTAATCCAAGCCTCACAGTCCGCCAGACTGCCTCTGTAGTGTTGCACATCATGACGTTCTTCATCTTCTAGCTCATTGTATGTGAACTCTATCACCTCCCACTCGTCTTCGTTGCGATACCACGGGCTGCAAAGCCTTACTTTATACTTATTCATTTCTAAATTCCTTTCATGGTACAAAACACCTCCACTTGTACGTATCTGGCGGTCATTTGTCAAATCCTTCAATAATCAACCGCATCCAACTATTTTGCATATCGTTAGTTAATCGTTCTCTAAATTCATCTGGTGTAAGATTTGTTTTATGAGCAACTCCGTCACCCCAACCGTCCATATAAATATCATCCATCATCATCTTCAAGACTTTCATTTGCATATCGCTAAGACCCCAAGATTTAATAGCATAGTAATAAAGGGCGAACGTAAAGTCGTCTTGTTTTATTCCGAACGGGTCACTCATTTGTCAACTCCGTTCTCAATAAAATTATAAACTTCGTCTGCCATCGAAGCACAGGAACGAATAGCTGCGTCCTTGGACTTGAGTTCGATATCCCAATCGTATGAGTCGCTGGCGGGATAGTCTGTGGGCATGTCTGCGTGCTTACGGGGATTCTTCTGGTCTGGCATAGACTCGCTGTAGTGGAACAGTGGCTTGTTCATGCCCCAAGTTTTAGCACAACAAGCAGCATCGTAACCTAGTGGTGAAGGATTACACTTGTCATGCAAGTTGTCGTAAGTAATTGGAATCAGATAATCTTTGTAGAAATATCGCAGTAAGTTGGCGACAGTCCAACAACCTTTGTCCTCGTTCTCTAGCACTAGCCTTGAGGTCACCGCATGATCGCAGCGGTTTAGGTTGGACATAAACCGAGTCGCAATGTCGGCAGGATCGCCCTTGGTGCAATTGACATGGATATTGATTGGATTGTGGTAGGTGCGTGAGCATCCTAGTTTATCCATAACCCAGCCGTGTAAGTTAAGCTCGTTGATTGTCTTGTCTACTGCGTTTTGATTCTCGCTGGCAAGCACGTTGAACTGGTCTGGGTGGGTTGACAATCTGACTTGCCATGTCTCGTTACAATAAACAATATCACGAAATTGCTCTATGATTTCTTCGTACTGCGGAACATCGTGTACAGTATAAAGAAAATCTGGATGAGTTAAAAGAGGAAACAATGATGATGATACACGATAACCCCAGCCATTCCTGTAACAATGCTCGATACAAAGTCCTGTGACCATGATATTATTAAGCCAACGCTCGCCTAGCTCGTTTAGGGCGTGCTGGTCTCCATGCTCGTCGCATAGTTGATTGAAACGCTTCCAAGTCATAGTCTGAAACTTGTAGCCTTGTTCTTTGAGTTCTTCGCTGATACAACATAAATTATACATACACTTGCTCCTGAAAAAGTTAATCACTACTATATTATAGTCTATGATCGTCTATTTGTCAAACAGAATCCAGTAATTTTGTAAAAATATTATCATTTGTATATATCTATACCGAGACCATTTATACCTGTGTAAGTACAGGTAATGAAGTAGTGTTGGGAAGCAGCATCTTACAATCAATCAGATATATCGTAGGCTATTATAATGTAATGATTCTTACACAGGTGCAGGTTACTTGGTAAGTAGAGCCTGTCTTAAAAAAATTTGCGATGCCTTGGAACGCTCGTTCGCTCCGCTTTAACTTTCCGTTTGATGGGCTTGAGTTGACCACAGCCCTGATTTACAACTTATACAATATTTACAAACCAACCGTGACTGTACTACCATTCCCGGTCTATTATATTATAGTTCACAAATACAAAAATTTCAAGTAGAAAATAAAAAAGACCGCAAGATTTCTCTAGCGGCCTTGATTGGCTATTTTGTTGTTAAATTTTTATTCTTCTAGTAAGTTTTTAATTCTACTGACACAAGTGCCGTATACTGGAGTTACAACGTATCTGGATGTTTCACCGAATCTTTCAACTCCGGTTCCAAAACAAATAACTCCAACAACTTTTCCTTTGTAGATAATTGGTCCGCCGGAATCACCCTGCACTGCAAATGCCCAGACAATATGCCCATCTCCGTCCGCTTTGTCTCCTGCATAAGTTCCAAGCCAGTGCTTGAATGAACCCCTTCCGAAACCACACATCTCCACCTCTGAACCACATGGAACCTCATCCACGCTTAATTCCATAGGTGTTACTTCATTCGGGATGATAGCACGAATTAGTCCATAATCACAAAAAGAATTACTGCTGTAATCACTATTCACTACAACTGTGCCGCCTTGTGTGATTGCACCATTATTAAAATAAACACGAAATTTTGTGTCTTTGTTATTTATAACGTGAGATGCTGTTAAAATCCAACCGATATAGTATCCTTCAACTTCAGCGTCTTTGATACGTTTCACAACAGTACCACTTCCGCCGTAACCGTCTCCAGTAATCTTCACAATTGCTTCATGGTAATCGGAATCTACTGATGGTCGCCAGTAAGCATCATGAGTTGCCTGATAAGACTGAGCGACAACAATTGTACTAAATAATAAGGTTAATACAACTGCACCAAAACTTTTACATATATTCATAGCTAATCTCCTAACAAAATGCCAAGAGATTATACACTAAATATAAATATATCTTGATTATACCTTTGCCATTGGTACTTTTTTCCACGTCCAAGTTAAATTAATGACGCGATTTCTCGCTTTAACGTACTTATTATAGGTCTTTTTATCACCTGTCTTTTTATATTCCCTTAACAAAGCATCTCTTTTCCCTTTTGCTCTGTTAAGATGCGGCACAGCAAACTTCTTTTTTGGCTTGCCGTAACGACGTTGCAGGTGTAATACCTCGTCAGGACAAAAATAACCGCTCCTAGAGCCACTTGGATACATAACGCAATAATTCTTGCTATGGTTATGATCCATCGCTGGTGCGGCCTTGTAGCCGCTTGTGTGCAGTATCTCGTGCAGGATCTCCATTCCAAGCCTCCTGATGGTATCTGCTGTGCCTTCGTAGTTTAGATAGATACCGCGACCGTAAGCAAAAGCGTTCCACCTCGTCGGCAAACTGAAAACGCTGTGTGCCCATTGTGGAGATACAACAAAAACATACAATGTGGGACTGTATGATCCCGGCATTTTAATGTTGCATACATCCGTCAGATACTTTCTTGCTAAGTTTATAGATGCGTTTACCTTGCTCCAAGACATTCTTCTTGTTGCACTTGGTCTAACGCCAATCGAAATAGTTGTAGCCATAACATTCTCCATTATAGATTTAAGATAAGATTACAACTATTATACACGAAAAAAGTAGTAGGACATACAGGTAACGCTCCTGTTCTCTCACTTTAGAAGAGTGATGTGCGATCTTTTACACTAATGTCCCAAAGTTTACCTCTGTTCTACATCCCCAAGGTGCGGGTTTACAACACTCTTACTTAGTTATTTACTGGTTGAATCCACTAACTTCACTTGCGTGTCTCCATGCACGCTCCTGCCGCTGTTGTTCTTGTTGCTGCTTGAATCCCCACGGGTCATTGAGGTCTGCTGCTGGCCCTCTAATCGCATCAACAGCGAGATACATAGAAAGCCCAACCACTCCAACGACTGGCAGTAACACTACCAAACAAACGACGACGCCAATAGCCACTCCGAACCACATACCTAAATTTTCCAGAAACGTTTCGATTTTCTTATTCATCATTAAACCTCAAAAATGTTTTGCCTGCCTTACATACAACATTATATACCATACATCGTCAAAGTCAAGCACAATCTTGAACAAAAATAAAAAAAGCCCTGATTTTACTCAGGGCATGTTCGATCTTAATTATTTGGGAAAGACTATTTGTTGGGTAAAGCTACGAATGACTCAACCAAATCGCAATAACATATTACAAAGAATAAATACAAATGGTACGCGGTAACAAACAATAAAACTGATATTCCAAAGTAGAGAACCCACTTAGCCATAACAGGTTTGAATTTGCTAATTGCCCATACGCATATACCCACAATAATACATGATTGAATCTTAACACTCAGTAGTCCAAAATATCCAGAACCCTCTTGTAGCAAAATAGATGCCAAAGGATTCAATTCTCGTGCCGGATCTTCTCCGACGATAATAGAGGTAAAGAAAAGGTCAGTCAACGAAAGCACGACAAATACTGCGTACAAGAACAGTAAATTAATTTTTTCGTCCACTAGTATGCTCCAGAAAAATACTTTTAGTAAGTCTCTGGATTATACACCAAACTCCTCCTCATTATCTAAAAACCAGCTAACTCCTGAGCTAATTGGATCGTAGTCCTCGTTCGAACGCTCATCAATCTCAACCTGATATTCTTCAATGATTTCTAACTCATCGACTTCCACTAGTTCTTCTAGTATTTCTTCCATTGTTAACTTTCCTTAATAAAAAAATAAAGGAGGCAGGGCGAACCATACCTCCAAGCACTCAACCACAAGCACCTTATGCTAAACCGCCTTGATCGGAATCTGGGCAAGTCTTTTCGTCACTATCAATGATGTGGCCCAGCACACGCTGCTTCCAAACCGGCCACGAGCGAACGATTCTGCTGGCTTGCTCTAGGTGTTCAACGAACTCGTCGTCATCTTCCCAGACTTCTTGCTCGATCTCTTCACGAGCCACTGAGAGGACTGTGTACTCACTGACTCGCATCTTCTGGCAATTGCAGTCAGATGGCACAGAGACGATGTGAGCAGGGTTAAACTGGACGAGAACGACTACTCCACCCGGACCTGCCCAGTCTTGAGCATAATCGTAAGTACCCACATGAAGCCCCTCAGAGCATCCTACAGTATGATCGTCACAAACCTGACGACGAGGCATCTTGCAGGTATCGCCAATCTCGTTACGGAAACTGCGACCAGTGTACTTGTCTACCAACATTCCATCTTCTAGCTGACGACCATTCTTGTCGGTGATTGTATCGCCCGAATAGCGGGATACACCCTTGTAGCCGATCATCATACCATCAGGCGTAATTGGCAAACCTTTGTGACTCGACCAAGCATACGATTCCTGAACCGCACGATTGCTAACATTATCATAAAGATTGTTAAGATAGTTAAGCATTGGCTCGTGATCCCAGCCCTGCCTAATTAGTTCCAAGATACGGTTGGTAGGCTGAGCAGCAACCTGCTCGCCTGCGAAATACAAGAAACCGTCTCGCATCTCAAAATTACCATTAGACCAGTCCTCGATAACGCTGCCAATGTTAATTAATTCGGTAAAGGTTGCAGTATCGCCAACCATGACACATTCGACCAACCCGTTATAGTCTGGGTGAGTGTGGTCAAACTGGTAGCACTCGTTGTCCACAATGACAGTCCATTTGTTGTCGTTGGTTTTGATGTGCGAAATTGGATGTGAAGTAAAGTCGCTCATAATAATTCTCCAAAAAGTTTTGTGATTGTTCTATCTTATTATATACTAGGTATCGTCGTTTGTCAAGGGTAATTCCAGATTATATACAAATTTTGATAATCTTTTCCACTCGACCTCGGATTCATCTTCTGTGACAAGCCCTTTCAAAATATACCACATTGTCTCACTGTTCATCTGATGAATATAATCACCAATACCTGCGTCTGTAAAGTCTATTCTGATCTTCATTAAAACATTTTCCTCATTGTTTCTAAGTCAATCGTCTGCTCGATAGTCAAGTCTTTAATCTTTTTGGTCTTTTTATTGTATTGAACAAAGAAACTATGCTTGATATAAACTTTAGGACAGTATTTTAATTCTTCGTACTCTTCGACCCAGATATTGATTCTGTATCTTTGTACATCGCCTTTCTCCCATAGGAAATTGTCTCGTACTCGACACACATTAGCAATCTCACTGACCTTGATCTTATCTTCCAAGAAGGCATTGAATACATCCTTTGGAATCTTGGGATCGGGAATCTTTTTGAACCCAGTCTTTTTCTTAACAGGTTGACGCCGTTTAGTTTTAGCCATTGTTATCGTCTCCTTTGATAGTACCGTTGATGTAATTTGCAATGTCTTGCTTGCTGTTATTGTCGATCTGCCACTCTCTAATATACCGTAGCATTCCGTATTTGTCAAGGAA